AAGGGCAGCCATTCCAAGAGTCTTTAGATCAGTCTCGCCTGCAAGATACAGGGCAATTGCTGCCGCTGCTGCAGCTCGAAACCAAGAAAGTGAGATTTGCTTAAACTGTTCCATTGTATAACTCCCTATTTGCCGTGAACTTTGCAACAAGTGCAAGTTTCAGTTTTATATGCCTTTTTTGCAGGAATTGGTGCGATTTTAGCACCGATTTGTGCAATTATCTTTGGCTGATTCATCCACCAAAACCACGGTGAGGTGTCAGTTGAGAATTCTTCTTTGATAGAAATGTGCAAATGCTTCTTGTGTAAATTTGAACCTGTATAGGCACGGTTGCCTTGCTTGGCTTTTGCCTTTGACCAAATCTTTGCGTTGAAAATCAAGTAATCAACTCGCTTGTCCTCTTTTAGCTTTTCAAAGATTTCAGCGCAATCAATGCCACCTTTAGGGTCGTGGGTAAGGTCCACGGCTAGGCCAGTATTGTGATCTGACTTAGGATTTTGAACCTGATGGGCAGCCGATGGCAGTAACCCATCTGAAAGTTTCTTGCGCAATGGCTTCAGGGCGGTGGCTTGGCGTAGCACCGCCATTGCCGCTGGTGTTGCTTTCATTTCTTTGCCAATAGGTCAAGCACAATTTCCATCTGTGTTTCAAGGCGGTTAACCGCATCTTTCAAACTGCTGCCACCGTTGGGTTTCAGTTCATTCAGGTAATGCTTTACAAGCCAACGCACTGAGCCTGTAAAGGCACTAATGATTGCGATGATTGAGACAATTAAGCCTGCCCAGTTTGCTGGTGTCATTTGCGCGGTTCTCCCGTTATGAGTTAAGTGTGATTTGTGCTTTCAAAACTGCGTTTTCCTGGGCGAGTACGCCAATGGTTTCACGCATATTCTTTAAGACTTCTTGAATGTCTATTTCTTTTTCCATTATTCCCCCTTGAGTTGATCTATTTCAGCTTTAAGTTCCTTGATAAGTTGCAGCAAGAAAATTGGCAATTTATCGTATGCAAAGTAATCAGGTATGCCTGTTGAATCATATTGAATTAACTCATCAAGCCCTAATTCTTGTGCATCTTCGGCAATAAAGCCGTATTGAGTTGTTTGATCTTCATCTAAATCAGGCCTATATTTGAATGTTTTAACATCTAATTGCAACAAAGCATCAGAATCAATTTTGTATGATTCAATTTGGTGCTTGTTTCGCTTTGTTGATGTTGAGTTTCCAAAGTTTCCAGTACTATCTTGAAGCACTGCTCTCGTTGATGTGCTGACTTGCCTGTTGTAAGTAAACAATGAACGCAATAATCCAGTTGACAAAACGCGAAACTCGCCTGATGTACCATTGGCAGATGCAAACACTGCAACACCGCTTACATCAAAGTTTCCTGTTAAGTTAGTTCCTGATGTTGATACACCAATTCCGTTAGATGCGTTTGCAAACATTGAAACATTTGAAGAACCAACAAACATTTGTGGGAATGTACCGCCTGTTGGGTCGGCAGTTGCGCCGTAATGTGTAAGAACACCAAATGATGACAAAGGCAGAATATGCCCAACATTTGTGTTACTTGTTTTGAAAGTTAAAGAGTTGTTTGAGCCAACAAGGCTGACAGATGCCGACCCCGAGCTAGTCTGAATCAATCCACCTGTTAAAGAGGTTGCACCAAGTGTTGAACCGCCAATTGTTCCCGATGTGGCGTTTAAGACACCTGTTGAACTAACAGAGAAAACGCCGCCATTGAGAAAAATCTGTCCACCATTTAATGTCAAGTTTGTTGCAGTAACTGCACCTAAAGCATTAACAGAAAATGCTGGACTGCCCACGGTTGGAACATTGATTGTTGTTCCAGTTATAGAACCACCTGAGAGAATTCCACCAGTTACTTCAACGCTTCCTGTTGATGCGCTAATTGCAAGAGTTGGTGAGCCAACAGCGTTAAAACCAGCCAAACCTGAAGAATTAAGAACTACACGCGCACCGCTAGTTGGGGATGAACCTGCATAAACTGTGATTCCATTGCCATTGATCGCAGTTAATTGATTGCTTGCGTTAACAATTGTGTTTGCACTTGTTTGAACCGCAGTTGCTGCAATTGCAGATGCTTCTGCTGCCGCTTCTGCTGCTGCAACTGCATCTGTATAAGCATTATCTGCAGTTACTTTAACCGCCGCTAGTTGTTCAGTATTGGCGGGCAATACTGGTACTACATTTGTGACAGTAAAATCTGCAGTTAGTGAAACTGTGATTGGCGTGTTAGTGATCTGCGGGCATAAAGGCATTGTTCCCCCTAGATGGTAATACTGTAAGGGTTAATGGCTGAAGTGGTGTAGCTCATCATCCAATTGTTTTGCACGATTACAAACGCCATACCTTCGACAACTAGGTTGTATTGCACACCTGAGCGCACAACGCTTACCTGATCGCCAAGTTCAGTTGATAGAAAGTCAGGGTACAAGGCACCATAATCGCCAACTGCCAGTGCGTTAAAATCAATGCGCTCAACATAGGTAAGCGGGTCAGCCAATTTGCGTGATTCGTATAAGGCTAAATTTTGAGCATTACTATCGGTTGCAACAGGTGCATCAAAAACTGCCTTAGCAATACCGTATGAGTTTTTGCTTGGGTTATAGGTTGATGTGTATTGCTTGTTTGCATTGCCACGATCAACCACTGCCTGATTTACAACATAATAAGTGCCAGGGTTGGTGAATAACTCCATATAGCCAACAGTGTTGCTTGCACCTGTATCAGTGAAAAGCAATTGGGTTGGGCGTGAGAACTTGTCAGCAAGAGGCACAAGGGTTGCAACATTATTGCGTGAGATATAGAAACGGCCAGCGATGGCATCAACTGCCTGGTAGATCAACGCCATACAAGAACGATTCTGCACCGTGGCCAGCATCCCCACTGAACCTGTTAGTGAGCGTGAACCGCCACTTGGCCAGCCCACAATGTCTAACATACGGCCAACGCGAGTGGCTGCGGTTTCAGCGTTCGCGGCAGCGGCTAGTGCTGGTGCCTGGGCATCGGCGATGTAGGCAATGCCATCAACAAATGTCATTGTTACCGCTGGGGCTTCGCCTTGATCAACCCGTGTAATTTCCAAAAAGCCGTAGTAAAGGTTGTATGCGGTACCGCCGATAGTTGCCACAATGCGCATTTGCAAACCATCACGCAGAATGTTTACACCGCTGACAACATAAGGGTTACTTGCATCGGTATTATCAGGGTTATAGATACCGCTGAAATTGTTGAGAATAATATCGGCAGTACCGCATTGATCGCGCTCACTTTGGCGTGTTCGGCCACGGCGAATGTTTATGCTGATTACATCACTGGTTGCAACTGTGACAAATGAACCACTTTTTAAGAATTGCACTGTTACTGCAGGCGTTGTGATTCCATCAAATGCGGTCATAGTGTTAGAAGCCCCCCAGCGCTGCCAAAGCTACGCCGATTTGTGCGGCTTAATCCATTTGCAATTGCGGTGACAAGATCGCCTTCAGTGGTAACTGAGCCTGCAACATTGACAATGACATTTCTTCCACTATTTGCCCCATACAACTTGCCACCTTGTCCAACTGCAAGTGATGTTGAACCTGAAAGCATCTTTTGGCGTTCTAAGTTTTTCTTTGCTGCCGCTTCATTGATTAACTGATCTGTAGATTTCTTTGCTGCTGCGGTTGCTTTGTTCAGACCGCTAGTAAAATTTTCAAGGCCATCAGTAGCAGGCCCCAAAGGATTAGTAATAAAATCGCGATTGTTTGAATTACCGCGTGGGCTAATTCCCTTTTTTGGCGTTGGGCTTGCATCGCCGCGTTGACTGAAATATAAATATCCTGAAGCTGCTGCAATTGCGGCGGTTCCTAGTGCAAGGTTTGCACCACCTGTTGCAAGTGCATTTGCAATTGCGGCACCAACTGCAGTTGTTCGCAAAATTACTAGCGCTGCAACAATTGCCTGGATTGCAGTTACAAAAGCTGCAAGCCGACCTACTGCGAACATTCCAACAATGATCGTTGCAATACTCTTAACGAGCAACATATTATTTGCGCACCAGTTAGAAAACGCAACTGCAGTGTTAAGTAAATTCAAAGCCATATCTGCAGCAAGGGCAAATCCTGCCGCTAATTTGTCCTTGTTCAATGCAACAAAGGCTTCAACCTTTGGCAAAAGTTGTGTTGTAAGCAATGTTGCAAACTTTTCAAGCACTGGCAAAAGCGCATAACCCAAAGTTTCCATTGCTTCGCCAAATGCAATTTTAAGGCCAGCCATTTTACCTTCAAGGGTGCCTGCGCGAGTGGCAGCCGAACCGCCTACAATCTTTGAAACCTTATCGGTAATCTTGCCAAAGTCTTTTGTTGCAACTGTTGCAGCACCGATACCTGGCACAAGTTTGTTCAATGCCTTGTATTGACCCTGACTTGCTTTAATTATTGCCTCTGTTGCAGTAGCAAGATCAACGCCAGCAAAGGCGCTTACATCTAAAGCAATTTGCATTGCTTCTTGTGCTGCAGTAGTTGAGCCAAACGCTGCAGCCAAACGACCAAATGCAGGGCGAAGTTCATCATCCACAACTGAAAATTGCTTTTGAAGCGCAGTTATGTGTTTTTCTACGCCTTCAATTGCACCATCGGTTGCACCAATAGTATTACGCAAAGAGTTGGCAAGAAGTGCTTGTGATTTTTGATCTGCCATTGCAGCTTCAACTGCATCTTTGCCAATCTTTACTGCAAATGCTCCTGCTGCTAACGCTGCTACTCCAAAGGCTTTTGCAGATTTCTTGGCAAACTTATCAAAACTCTTGCCCAATTTGTTTATGTCTTTTGTAGCAGCCTTTGAACCTTTATCAGAATACTGGGTGAGGATGCGGGCTACAACTGCGCCAACTGCCATTTATTTAGCTCGCTCTCCCTGTAGGTGTTTCTGTAGATCGGCTTTTGCTTCTTCAAGCGCACGGGCTACATTTTCTTCAATTCTTGCTCTATCTTTATCAACAACACGCCATACTACACGCGAGGCTTTACCAAATCTGTTGCCCAAAGTTCGCAAGAATTGCGAACCTGAGCCGCCACCAAATCCTGCCTTAGTTTTCTTGCCTGCAGTTTCAAAGATTGCACCTGCTGCAGACTTGTTAAGTAAGGCACCTGCACTTGTTGTGTAATCGCCACGAACCCTGCCTTGCGCCTTTGTCTTTGTAATCTTTGACCTAATCTCGCCAGCATCCCACCCAGGCCAACCAGCACCACCGCGAGTGCGGCCTTTGGCAGCATCGGCCCTGCGCCAGCCACTCATCGGTGGGCGATCTTGGATGATGTTTTTGGCATCTCGCTCTGCCCCCGCCAATTCGGTATTGATAACCTTGTTGAAGCGCTTAACTGCATCTTTATCAAACTCTTTAAGTGCATCAAGAGTTTCTTTAATGCCATACAGAACAATTACTTCTTCAGCCATTGGCTTTAGCTCGTTCCTTCATGTAGATAGTGATTGCTTCAAGCATACCTTCAGGCGCATCAAGCAAATCACTGATTGGAATACCTGTTTCAACCGCAACGGCTGCAATCGTATAAGTTAGGCTGTTGCGGTGGATTCGAAAGATTCATCAGCATCCAATTCGGCGCTGACAAGAGTATCTAAGAATTCAGGCCCAAAAACTTTTACAACATGGCCGTTTGTCTGCAAGGCTTTCCAGGCAAGCCAATAGATATATTCTACTTTTTGCCCTTCGCCCAGCAACTTAGGCATACCCCCACCAAAGTTTTGTTCAAATGCAACAATGATGCGAGGCGTTAGTTTGTAAGAGGCCTCAACACCATCAGTTGTTTTTAACTTAATTGATAATCCATCCATCTTTTCCCCCTAGTTTATGTGATTGATTTTGTTATATTACCTGAAATTGGCCAAGAAACCTGAACAGTGCTAAGGCTTCCCAATTCACCAGATACAGATTGCCATTCGGTGATAACCGCGTTAAAACTATATTTTGGATTGCTCGCACTTACTGGTGCATTTACTGGCCTGATCTGCATTGCAACTGCAGTTCCAACTGTTGTGTTTGCCATTGAAGTACCATTGACAAGTTCTTCAAGGGCATTGTCGGCATAATCTTGATTGAACTGAAAAGTCACAGAATTATCAAACACTCCAGCCTGGCGCGTTCTTGATTGTGCGCCAATTTGGGTTGTGTCAATTGTATCCACGCTTGTTTTCAATTCTATCTGTGTCACAAACTCCGAAATATCGTTGCTTGCAAATAGCACATAGGCGTTATTGAGAACAAGGCGTGGCATTTATGAAACGGCTTTTGTAATTGCGCCTGAGATTGGCCAAGTCGCAGAAATGGTACTTAGCTCACCAACGCTGCCCTGAACATTTTGCCATTCGCTGCAAACCGCAGTGAAGGAATATGAAGGGTTCGTTGCACTGACTGCGCCTGATGATGGCTTGATTACAATAGGAACTGATGTTCCAACAAGTGATGAACCAACTGCATTGATTGTTATTTCAGGCCCTGCTGCTGCAAAATCTTGATTGAATTCTAGCGTTACAGAGTTATCTTTCAATCCTGGCAAACGAGTTTTTGCTGCTGCGCTTCCCATTCCTGTTGTTTCAACAACATCTACACTTGTTGAAAGTGTAACGCTAGTTAAAAATTGGCTGAGATCAATAGCATTTACTGTAACTGACACATCTGTTAATACTATGCGTGGCATTATTTTACTTCCTCTACTGGTTTGATTGCTGCGGTGTTTTTTAGATATTCGCCTGCAACTAGGGCATCAATGTTGAGGCCAAGTTCAAGCAATTCTTTTTCGGTGATTGACTCACCCTTCTTCTTCGGTGTGAATACATCCGATGTGACTATGTAGCTCATTTTTCTCCTTATCCCCAAACGGTCAGGCGGTAGCGGTACGAAAGAAACTCCATATCCCCAGCGGTATAAGTTCCCGCTTCGGCTGATGTAACTCGCAAAGTGCTGCAAGCCCCACCAAGAGTTAGATCAGATTCAATTGCTGCCTTGATTGAGAAATCCCCGCTACCTGCAAGGTACTTATCAAGTTCGTTTTGGCCT